ATACACAAACTGACGATATCTACACCGTATCGTCCAAAATGCCGGGAGAAAAGTAATGTCTGTCATTGGTAAAAGAGTAATCTTTGTCGGCCCCGCCGATGGGATGAACCACAAGCCCCTCAATATTGAGGGAGTGGCCACGGAAGCAATAACACCCGGCTCGGTTGTCGATTTTGCGGCGGCGAATGCTGGCTTTGAGCTTAGCGATGCGGCGGCTACAGTTTTTGGTGAGATGTTTTTGGTTGCTGATAAGGATCAGCAACGCACAAAGAGTGTTGATGATTTGTGGACAATCAGCGAAAACATGGTAGCGATTCAGCCTCGTTCGGGCGAGTTTATTAATGTTCTTGTTGTGACGGGCCAAGCATTGGTAAAAGGCACTGCGTTGACGCGTGTTGCGCCAGGCTTGTTGACCGTTGCAGCAACAAACGGCACGGTAGACATTCTTTGCTACTCGGATGAAATCGTAACCACGTCAGGAACAGAGCTTGTCTGTGTTCGCGTAGCTTAAGGAGAGATTAGATATGTATTTTCATAAAGATTTAATAGGCAATAGCCGCGCAGCCAAAGAGCAGTGGGCCGAGGTTGTTGCTGCGCGTAATGGAGCGAACATGCAAGAACGTATGTTTGTCAATGCTGGGATGCTTAAAGTTAATGAGGGTTTGATCCCACAAGACGTATTTCAGGAATTTGATAACGTCACTGTGGAACGGATGCGTTCAGATGATGGGGATACGTTCTTAAATGACTTATTGCCGTTGTCTCGTTCTGTAAACATTGGGAAACTTGTCCATAAGTTTAGACAAGCCTCCGATGCAGGCCGCGCTCAAACGTCCATGACGGGTCAGATCGGAATAAAAATGGATCAGGTTGAGTTCACTATCGATGGCTCCATTATTCCTGTACATGATACGGGGTTTACACGGAATTGGCGCGAATGGAATGCTTTAACGTCGGAAGGGTTTGATGCATTGATAGATGATCAGCGTGAATCTGTAGCCACGCTTCGTCGTCACTTAGCGGATAATTTTCTTGACGGGCATCTTGATACACAAGGCAATCCTATTGTTGTTGACGGCTTAAGTTGGGGTGGTATGCGAAATGACAGCCGTGTTGAGCAAATCGATCTTGGTGGCGGCGGTATTAACTTTGACTTTACTGACAACACTAAAACGGGTGATGAGATAAAGGCCGCTTTCATTCAAGTCCGGGACATTATGTGGATCACGAATAAGTGTGAAATGGAACTAACGTTTTATGTCAGCCGTGAGATTGCATCAAACTTTGAGCGTAAGTTCTCGACTCAATACGACGCTATACTCATTGATCAGGAGTTGTCTTCCCTGAGAGGCGTAGCCGCTATCAAAGAAACGTCTAAATTGACTGATAACGAAATGATGGGTTTTCCGTTGGACACGAATAAAATTCGTCCTGTTGTTGGCATGGGCATCAATACCGTTGCAATGCCGCGTCCAGTCTTTAACTCCAACTATGATTTTGTGGTTTGGGGTGCGATAGGTTTTGAAGTTCGCACGGACTTTGAAGTTAACACATGCGCGTTTTTTGCAACTTAAGAAGAGGTAGACTATGGCAAATTTAAATAAGGCAACACATGAGGTTGTTCACCCTAAGTTAAACATGAGGGTAGGCAAAAAAATGAAACGGTTGAAAGTCGGTGATAAGTTAACTTTGACGGATGAACAGGCAGAGTCACTAGGAAAGAAAGTTAAGCCATTGAAAGACGGTGAGACCATCGACGTAACACCTGACGCCAAAAAAGGCAAAGGTAAGTAAATAGGGTAAGGGGTTAGTAATAGCCCCTTCTTTTACCATGGCGGACACGTTACCTAACCTAGCCATACCGCTTAATGTGTGGACGGATTTATACAGTTTGAGCGGTATTGCGGTAGGTACAGCTATCTCAGTTGAAAATGTTGGGACGTGCGATGTGTATCTTGCTGTCCAAGCTACGAAGCCACTAACCACGCATGATGCGTATAACATTGCTAAACGGAAAGACCGGGCGCTTAGAAATAGCCAAGGGGATTTGGGGGCGTGGGCTTTTTGTCAAGGGAGCGACGCAAAAGTGAATGTTAGGACGATTATATGACGACTGGATTTTATGTTGATAGCGGCGACGCCGGTAATTTTGAAGTCCTGTCGGCCCCCGCTGATTTTTTTGTTGAGGTAGTAAAGGGCAATATACCAGGACATAGTGTTTTTCGTGTACCAGGTTCTAACCCTTTTATTGCTCAGGGTGCCCCAGAGGACTTATGGCAAGGTGGGGGTACTTTTATCTACCCTACAGCCGGGGAACAGTGGGAAGTGTTGTCCGATGATAGTAATGACACGGCGTTAGGCACAGGGGCAAGGGAGATCACTATTAGTTTCTTAGATGTGAATTATGATGAGCAATTCGAGGTAATAGCATTGAACGGTACAACGCCAGTACTCTTAACAGCTACCGACGCATTTAGAACAGTTACGGCAATTATTACAGGTGCAGGTAATACGGCTGGCAATTTAGGCGGTGCTATTGGCACTATCACTGTGCAGGTTGCAGGTGGTGGGAATTTACGCCACCAAATTGATATAGGAGATAACCGATCCTTTAACTCACATCGTACCGTCCCTAATGGTAAAACAGCATGGTTGATTTACTGGCTAGCGACAACACCTAAAGATCAAAACATTTTCTATAAATTCTTCTCTACACAAGGTCAATCAGGTATTTTTATTTCTTCGCTGTTTATTAATGTGTATCAAACAGACGCGTCTTTTAACCCTGAGGCAATGGTCGGGCCTTTTGTTGAGAGGAGTGATATTAAGGTGACAGGGGACGCAACCAATAACGATGCTTCTGCTGGAGCTATGTATCAATTATTAGTAGTGGACAATTCACCATGACGGAAGTGATCGGAAGTAACTCTAGTAGAGGTGACGAAGTCACTCAAGTGGACAGCTACGTATTGAATAGCGCCACGGCTATTATCATAGCTGTTACTAATGAGAGGCGTTTATTTTTTCATGTAGATAATAACTTTTCAGACAAAGCTGCTTGGGTTAGGTTATACCCCGCAGCGCAGGACAATATTAAACGAGGGATTTTCATAAATGGTAAAGAGCAGGGCCGTACAGATTGGGAAATGCCCCCCGGCTCTATTTACACAGGGGAGATTTCAGCAATAGCTGAAGAAGGTGTCCCTACTATCTACGTGACGGAGTACTAGAATGGTTGCCAAAACATTCACAGTAAATGCAAGTACTAAGGTACCTACTACTGAACACCTTTCCTTAACCACAGAAACAAATATAAGTCTATTTGTCTTTAGTGACTCAGGAACCCACCGCAATAGACGAATAGGGTTAGAGGCATCGCCTAACAACGCTGATTGGGTGAGGGTTGGCGAAACGTTAAAAGGCGATGGCTGTGTATCAACGTCTTGCAGTGCAATGGAAGTACGACCTTACGTATCTGAGGCTGAAGGTCAAGAGTCTAAAGCTAAAGTTGTGATCGTTGCGAAGTAATTATGGCCAGAACCGACGTACCAAAAGTAAAAGCGATACTGCCAACGACAACAACGTTGACGGATGAGCAAATACAAGCGGCGATTAATGCCGCAACCTGTGTCGTTGATCAAATAGCGTTGGGTTGCGCTTCTCATTTAACGGCGGCTTGTCTAGTTCAAGTCGAGACGTATTTAGCGGCACACTTTGCAGCGGTGACAGAGAACACATTAAGCTTGTCATCGGAAAAAGACGCTTGTACAGGTAGCAGTGTTACGTATGGGTTTAAGTTTGAAGAAGGCATCAAAGGCACGCCGTTTGGTCAGATGGCCAATACACTATCGGGTGGTTGTCTAGCGGAACAAGATAAGCAGCCTGTTAGCTTCTTCAGCATCGGCACACATGGAGACGACATACTTTTATGAGTTTGTTAGCCTACAGCATTAATAAGTGTGGTCAGGATGTGACGTTTGAAGACCGCAACACGGCGATACTCAATGGCCAGACTCAAGAGGTGTTCGATAATCCAAGGGTTAGGAAAGTTATTATTAAAACCGTGAGTGGTGTCTCGGTATTTGATAAGACGAATACAGAGCGTGTGGTTACGCACAAGATTACGATGCCATTTGAAACGGGCATAGGTTCTGAGCAGTGGGTGAAGCTTAGTACGACTAGATTAAAAATAATACTCGCTGAGAATTGCGCTGAACAGGATAAGGTTTTAATTTTGATGTGTACAGAACGTGGTGAAGATTCTAAGGTGGTTAATTCAGCATGACAATCAATGTTGACATAGTTTCCCCAGAGGGGAATAAGCGATCATTTAAATCGGTCGAGAGCATAGCGGCTAATACAGCGTTTGGCATTGAAAAAGCGTTCTACTTTGTCGGTAAAAACTTGATGTCTGAGTTTAGTCGTCAAGTTTTGGAGAAGAACAAAACAGGTAGAATATATATCCGTAGGACGCGCTCAGGTGCGAAGAGACGGCATAGGGCATCTGCTCCAGGCGAAACGCCGGCGAACAGGACGGGAACATATCGTAAAGGGATCGGTTTTAAAGTCCAAGGCGCGAAACAATTAGTTTTTGGGAACGATGTAGAGTATGCAGGATTCCTGGAAAGTGGAACTAGTCGTATGAAGCCACGTCCAGGATTAAGTAATACGATCAAAGCGAGTGAGCGGGATATTATCCGCAACCTATCTAGTGAGATTGAGGATCTACTGTGAAGGCTCAAGACATTGTTGATCAGTTATCGGCTATTGTCCCACGTCACACGGATGGCTTTAGTGAGTCGGTTGGCATCACGTCTATTGTTCCATTAGCAGATATTGCATCGGTTGTGACTTCGGCAGGCCATGGTCTCGTTGAGAATCAGAACGTTGCTATTATAAACGTCGACGCACCTGTAGAAATTGATACTGGTACATTCTTACGCACACTTTCACAAGCGACGTTTGAAACATTACAAGATCAGGACTTAACGTTATCACAGCGTGATATATTGTCTGGGGGTAAAACCATTACGATATCAGGCGCGAGTGAATCAGAGTTTAACGGTACCTTTCCATTGCTTCGAGTGATTAACCGTAGAAAATTAATGATTGCAGTAACAGACGCGGGGCCGACAACGATATCCGGATCGCCAATTGTTGAGGATGCGAATGGACAACTGTTTAACGGCTTGTTTGTGGCGGTTAATGTTGGAACGACGACATTTGATTACAAGCTCTCTAGGACTTATTCACTACCGGCTGTTGTTGATAAAGGAAAGGTGCAGAGGAGCATTAGGATCACTTCCGTTTTAGATATTGAGCAGTATTTGCAAGATGTCCACACGAAACAAATTTTAGATAAGGATCAGTTAGTTGTTCAGTTAGGGGATGTATCGCAAAGCAAAAAGCGCAACGAAGAGACAGACGCGGCAAGCTCTACGGCGGGGGAGGACTCCTATACACCGATATTGGTACAGCCGTTCGCGATTTACATCGTTCAAAATGTAACAGACGATTTGACCGGCGCGCAGTCTAGGGATAAAGTAGAGTGTGAGTATGTACCTGCTATTTTTAGATCTGTGTTGAGAGCGAGCTTTGATACGGGGTTTACCTACAGTGCTTACCGTTCAACATTTACAGGCCACGGCGTTTTTGCATTTTCTGATTTGAACGGTAAGAATAAAGCTATATATGTCCATGAAATAACATTTGAACAACTGACACAGTTGACTAGGGTTGATACGGTGGGGCCAGATACTAACGTAGCAATGCGTGATATTGAGTACCTTTTAACGACTGACTTAGGTACGGGCGAATTAACAGCAGACATAGACTTAGATGAGGAACCGATAGTATGAAAGAGTGTATAAAAGTTAAAGTGAATAACGCAGCATTGGCAAAGTTTTTAGAGGTTGCCTTAGATACCGTAATACATGTGCCGTCTAAAAACGGTATACCGTTAAACCGAGAATGGCGAAACAGACTAAGGGATGCAGAGATTGATAAGTGTGTTTCTGTTATAAAACCTGTTTCTAGTTCTCCATCAAAAAAAGGAGATAAATAATGTCTCTCGCTAGACCTGAAGTTACCGCATCATTAAGAGCGGACGGCGTCACAGTCGGGCTTGTACCTGAACGGCTACTGTTTGTTGGTCAGCAGCGGCCGAGCGGCACGGCAGTTAGCGGCGCACTAACTGAGAATATTCTCAATGATAATTCTTGGGATACGTTATATGGAGAGGATGCTGCAATCGCTGCGGCTATCCGTCGTGCGCGTCGTCGTAATGGCGAATCTATTTTTGACGCCATTGGCTTAGATGATAATGGCGGCGGCGCTGCTGCAACAGGCACAAATACTACCGTAGGAGATGCTACAGAAGACGGGACATTAACTTTTTATGTCGGCTCCAAAAAGTTCAACGAGTACATTATCCCTGTCGTAGATACTGATGATGAGACAGCCGTAGCGGCTGCGCTTGTGGCGGCTATTACGGCGGACGATAGAGCACTCGTTACAGCCGGTAATGTGTTAGGCGTTGTGACGTTCACCGCTAAGAACAAAGGCACCTACGGCAATACAATAGGACTTAAAGTTGTCGGTAGTGTTGCGGGATTAACTAATACGCTTGTCGCGATGTCAAGTGGTGCGACGGATCCCGTTCTGACAGGTGTATTTGATATCGTTGGGAATCAACGCTATCAAGGTATTGTTTGGCAGTTTGATCAGGACTTAAGTGAGGTAACAGATTTTCTTGATCCACGGTTTAATGTGTCCAACAATGTGTTGGACGGAGCTGCATTTGCTGGCACAACGGATACTTTTTCTAACCACTTAACGACGCTTGGTGCGGAAAACAGCCATGAGTTGACAGTGAATACAGGAAACCTAATAAGTCGGGCAGATCATCAAGGGCCAGGTGTGTTAGAAGTACCTTTTACGAAAGTCGCTGAATTCGCCGGTACTCGTGCATTGCGTCGGACAGATGATGCCGTTCTCGGAAGTCTTGTTATTGCGAGGTCTGCAAGGGATTCATTCGGTGGTATCCATACAAACTCGAAACCGTATTTTAATACACCTTTCCCTGATTTAGAAACGCCTGATGTTGGTGACTCGTTTACGGATGTAGAAATTAAACAGCTACAGGCTGTGGGCGGTTGGGTCATTGACGCAAACCGTCCGTTCACGGAAGTTATCGCGGGGCCAGTCGTCACGACCTACAAAACGGATCCGGCGGGGAACCCTGATCCGACATTTAGCTTTCTTAACTTTCGAGACACCTCCACAGCGGCGCGTGAGTTCATCGTTAACAATACGCGTGCGAGGTTTCCACAGTATCGGGCGACAGGCGGTGCATTGATCAACGGAGTGGATTCTGCAAATGAGGCAAGTGTCGCGGCCTTTGTTATTGAGCAGTTTGCTAACTTGGCTGATTTAGCATTGCTGAACAGTGGGACGGGCACGCTTAATGGAGAGGCTATAGACTTTGACAAACTACATCGTGAAAACTTGTTTGTGACGCTTAACCCTGTTTCAGGTCGGTTTTTTGTTGATGCTAAGATGTTCATTGTTACGCAACTTCGTGAAGTACTTTACAGTATTGCAATCGCGTTTGAGGTTTAAGGAGATTAATTATGGCTGATTTAGAAATTATACTAGTGGATGCGTCAATTGAAGTAGATGACGAACCGTTAACGATTGAAGGAAACACGATTGTGTTTGTGGAGGGGCAAGGCGAGTCGACAACAAAGGGTGCCAGTCGAGGGGGTCGTCCGGTCATGGTAACGTCTCAAGACATCACCACTCAAGTCGGCATGGTAAAGTTTGAAATGCCAGCGTCTGTCAATACGTTAAATGTTACGAAAGATCTTAAAGCGCGTGGTGCCGGTCGTGTTGTCCGTGTCTCTGGAACAGATGCACAAGGTAATCGTTTAGGACGTACGCTTGCTCAGGCCATTATGAATAATGATCCTGAAAAGGCTGTCCAAAATGAGGGTAAAGTAGCGGTTGAATTTTCCGGCGCACCATTAGCAGCAAGTTAAAATTTTGGAGGTTTTATGGAAGTAATTAGATTTGAACTTAGCAAGCCCATGGCATACGCTCATAATAATGCAGAAACACAAACAGAGTTCATCGAACTAAAAGAGCCAACAGGGAGAGTAACCCACATATGCTGCGAGATTGAAGCGGCCATACAATCCGGGCTACTTAAGATGTCGAGCATTTTAGGTGAAGACGTCCTGGAAGAAGCTAAAAAAGAAATTAGGGAAGTAAAGCAGGACGAGGAAAAAGGCGTGGTTCCCAAAATGGATGCTGACACTGTGTTAAGTGTCATGTCTGGCGGCGGGGTGGACATGAAAAAAGTTGTGGTTAACTTTCGTGAACTGTTCAAACACGTTGCTTTTATGGGAGGGGAAAAAGCAATAACAACGCCTCGTATGGATGACATGTTGCATACGGATCTTAGAAGAATGATGGGAGTGTATGCTTCAAATTTTATTCTGAGCTTGCAATAGTTGGTGATGTAAGTTACTCATTAGGGTTAAGTAAGCTAGCCTATAACTTTAACGGTGCTGTACCAATGCGTTATTTAGAGGAAGCCTCTTGTCATAGAGTCGCAGAGTTAAGCGGGCATGTTAAGATTATTGCAAGCGAGGTAAATGATGGCAAATAAAACCTTTGTTGTTCAATACCTGATTAAAGCGAGAGAGCAGTACGTCGCTATTGCCAATAAAGTTGCTGCATCCACTAACAAGATGCGTAAGCAAATAAAGAAGTCTAGCGCAGCTTTTAAAGGGCTTTCTTCAGTCGTTCGTAAAACAGGTGCTCTTGTCAAAAGGGCCGTGGGCGCGATGGCGGCTAAGACATCTGTCTCTGGCAGTGTAATGCGAGGCGGTATAGCTGTAGCAAAGGTGTCTTTTAGCGCACTTGCTGCTACCGCTCGTGGGGTAAGTGCCGTTGTCAAAGGCTCTATGAGGGCTATGGCGACAGGCGTTAGTGTTGCGATGAATAAGATACGGGGAGCGGCAAAAAGAGCCAAGCAGTCGATAATTAAAGTTGGCGAAGGTGCTAAATCAGCGGGTAAAAAACTAATACTTTTCGCCACTTTACCTCTTGCGCTATTGGCCAATTCTTTAAAGAATTCTGCGAGAGATGCCGAGGAAACGGATTCTAAATTTGGCACGGTTTTTAGTTCTATTAGAGGCAAAGCGGATGCAATGGCGCTTAATCTTTCTAAAAACTTTGGGCTTGCGAGAGACGAGGCAAAAGGTCTTCTTGCGAACACAGGGGATCTGCTATCAGGGTTTGGGTTTAGCCAGAAAGCGACTCTAGCTATGTCTAACGACATTGTTAAGTTAGGTGCGGACTTAGCGTCCTTCTCTAATTTTGAAGGTGGTGCAGAGGGTGCGAGTATCGCTTTAACAAAAGCGTTGTTAGGGGAGACTGAGAGTGCTAAGGCGTTAGGGATTGTCATACGACAAGGGACACCGACATTTAAAAAGAACGTAGCAATGATACAGAGGACGCAAAGAGTGTCCTTATTACAAGCTAAAGCAATAGAGATCTTAAGAATAGCTTCGACGCAATCTAAAAATGCCATCGGTGACTTTGCTAGGACGCAAGAGGATCTCGCTAACCAAGAGCGCATTACCCTTGGTAGGTTACGAGATTTAAGGGTAGAAATGGGGAAGTTTTTGTTGCCGATAGCACTAAAGATCAATAAGGTAGTACAAAATTTAACAGAGCGTTTCTTAGCACTAAGCCCCAGAACAAAGAAAATAATTCTAATCGTTGCTGGCGTCGTTGCTGTCCTTGGCCCGTTGTTGCTTCTCTTTGGAGGGCTAATATTACTCTTCCCTGCGTTGACCGCTGGCTTTGCTGTGTTTACCGCTGTTATGGGGCCGCTCCTACTTCCAGTCCTGTTGTTCGCGGCGGCGGCGGCATTAGTTATCAAGCATTGGGAAGAGGTTAAAGCCTTTTTTAAAGGGTTTGGAGAAGGTTTTCAAGAAGCCATGGGGCCAACATTAACAAATCTAATTGAGCAGTTTAAAGAAGCGGCGGGCATTATTGCGTCATTGTTTGCGTCGGATTCTGAAGCCGCCACGAATTTAAGAGAGTTTGCTGATATTGGAAAACTTATCGGTACGATTGTCGGCGGTGCGTTGAAGCTACTTATTAATGGTCTATCCGGTATTGGTGAGATCCTCGGCCAGGTAATAGGATCCTTAGTGACGTTGGATTTTAGTGCGTTCGATGTTGGTAGGATTAAAGCGCAATTTCTTGGAGAACAAGCACAGCTACAGGCGATCACAACTTCTCCCGTTATACAGTCTGTTGCGAACCCTCCTACCCGTGTTGATGTTGGTGTCCAGGTAGGGCTTGATAAGGGGTTAAAAGAGACGGCACCGACTGCTATAACTCAAGCTAACACCAGGCGTACTGACGTGGGGTTGGTGACAGGTGGCTGATTTAATCCAACTCAAAAGAGCGAAGTATCAGGGGGTAGAGTTTGCATTCATCTCCATGCCTTCCACAGGCGGGAACCGTATTATTAAAATAAGGTTCCCTGGATCGAATAAACAATCTATAGAAGTGCAGGGGGAACTGCCCTTTGCTACTACCCTGACGGCGGTCATACCCCATGAGAATTACTATACAGAGCGAGACAACCTACTACGTGTTTTAAAAAATGGGTTGTCAGGGGTACTTGTCCACCCTACTTTTGGCGATGTGGAAAATGTTATTAATGGGCAGTACACGCTAGATGAAACTATCACACAGCTAGGTCGCGCTACGATCACTATCCCCTTTGAAGTTGATGACGCCATCGGTATCCCTATAGAATCCGGTAATTTAGCGGCGCAAGTCCAAACAGCAAGTGATTTGCTGAATACTCAATTAGAAACAGACTTAGGAGGGTTGTATGACGTTTCTCTTAATGCTCCTGGCAATTTTGCAGATGCAAGTAATAATTTGTCGAATGTTGCCAGTGCTTTTAGCTTGGTGTCAGAGTTCACTAATGCCGTTGCGGAAAAAGCGGCCTCCTTCCAAGCTGAAATAGACGCTTTTTCAGGCAGCATTAATGATCTTATTCGATCTCCTGCGGACATGGCGACAAGCATCGCATCACTATTTGAGTCCGTTGATAATTTATTTGAAACGCCAGGGGAGACGTTCGGCGCACTTCGTAGCTTATTTAATTTTGGCGATGATGATCCTGTTGTTGAACAGACTACGGTAGGGCGTACACAGAGAGTACGTAACCGTGACTTGATTCGCTCTAATATGAAGACACAGGCACTTAGTTTTTCATACGTCAATGCAGCCTTAGACGATTATGAGTCATCAGAAGTGCTTGATGAGGCGCAAACGGATTTGGAAACACAGTACTTGGGTATAAGAAACGATCAGGTAACGAAGACATCTCCAACAGGGATAGCGGGATTATCTGTTACAGAACCGTTAACGAATGAGGCGTTTGAAGAGCTAGACAGGGTTAGGGTTCAGGCGCAGAAAACACTAGCGGATGCCAGCATCACTACTCCTGCTATTATCACGGTAGAGACGGAAAGTCGGCCCTTATCTGCTTTGCTGTATGACTATTATGGTAATACTGATTTGTTTGACACTATCGCCGAGCTTAACAACATCAAGATGAATGCGTTTGTTGAAGGTGATGTGAGGATACTAACGGTATGATTGAATTAGTCGTTAATGGTACACCTTTCACTGACTTTATCAGTGCACAAACTACGACAACTATTGAGTCTATGACGAATGATTTTAGTTTCGTAGCAAGTTCTGTTGACGGCGACCCTATTTTTAAGAAGGGCGATCCTGTTGTGGTAAGTGTTGAAGGCGAGGGGAGATTAACGGGCTTTATTGATAAGGTATCAGGGGTTGATCAAGAAGGGAGCCACACAGTCACTTATTCAGGCAGAGATAAGACATTGGATTTTGTCGATTCATCAATTAATGTCATAGACGAGTTACGGCCTAGTGGCGCACTGACATTAAAACGTATTATAGAGGCTGTTATATCACATCTAGGATCTCCCTTAATTGTGATCGATAACATTAACCCTGCTCCATTTGACGTAGTCGAAGATAGGATCAATGCACAGGTAGGGCAGAAAACTTTAGAATTTCTATTACCTCTAGCGAGAAAGCGTCAAGTTTTACTGCCTTCTGACGCAGACGGTAACATCACCATTACACAGTCTCAACCCACCAATTCGGGGGCAGTGTTGCAGCGGTTATTAAGATCAGACACGAATAACATCATTTCGCAATCTTGGAACCTAGATGATACACAGGAATTTAATAAGTATATCCACCGTGGGCAGTTAGACCCACGCGCACTTAATTCTGCGGGGGATGCCAGCACAAGCTCAGTAGAGGATCAAGGCGCTGTGTTAGTTGTTGAAGGCCCCAGAGTAGGGCGTCAAAAAGTCATCTCTGAAAAAGGAAGTTATAGCAGTGGGCAACTTAAAGACCGTGTATTGTGGGCCAGTCAATTAGCAAAGGCGCGTGCTACAGTATTTAGCTGTGTTGCACAAGGTCATCGAAATACAGCGGGGGCGCTGTGGCAAGAGAATACACTGGTACAGATTAACTCTGAGGTTGCAGATATCTCGCGTAAGATGTTACTAAACACCGTCACATTTCTACAAGGCGAAGGCCAAGCAACAACGACCAGTCTACAGTTTGTCGAGAAAGATGTGTACACTATTGATGCCAGCAAGCTAGCACAGAAGCCAGCAGGAGATCTAAACGATGTCTTTGTGGGGTAGGATTACTGGTAAAGATAAGCGCAAACAGTTTCCTGAACAACAGGGATCTGTATTAGGCGTTAAAAGTGATGTCATGATCATCTTTCCTTATGGTTTGTACGCGGACTTGCCTCGTGAGACGTTAATACGAGAGATTGCCCCCGGCATAGCGATCCCTGTAACGGTAAAACGTCCAAGTGATAGTGAGCAAGGGGAGCCTGTATTTTTCCATCCTGAAACCAACACGCGGATCATTGCTCGTAATAATGGGGATCTGGATATCGAGACAGGGGAGGGGGGCACGGCCAAGGTTAATATAATTTGTACCGAGGCCAATATCACAGCGAGTGAGGGCGTCACAGTTACGGCCCCTCTCGCAACTTTTGACGTACCCCTCTCGACGTTCACCGGCAATGTACAGATTGACGGTACGCTCACCGTTACAAATCTAGCCACTGTTGGTAGCTTGCAAGTGAATGGTATCTCTACCGGTACGGGCCTTGCTACGTTTGGCGGTATGCAAGTTAATGGTACACTAAGCACGACGGGTGCCGCGACACTTGGCGGGGGTGGTCCTGCAATTGCCCGAGTAGGCGATTCTGTCGTGGCGGGTGTTATCACCACTGGCAGTGCAACACATACGGCGACATAATGACAACCGATGTAAGCTTAAACAAAGACAGAGGCTATTATGATTTCGATTGGACAGAATCAGGGGATATTTCGACCACCGAATCCTTTGATACGGCTATTTTGGGGTCGATATTAAATGAAGTCCGGGCATCGGCTGATGAGATCCCTGAATCACGCCGGCGTCGGGGATGGCAAGGTAACGAGTCAACACCAGGTTTTGAACAAGGATCTAAGTCTTGGCAATTTGAACAGTCTCGCATTACACAAACAGGTCTGGCAGAGCTAGGCGTGGTGATACGTAATGGCCAACAGTGGTTTATTGATGACAATCTTGTAAAGAGCGTTACGGTTAGTACGCCGTTTTTACGTGACAACCAAGTGGTTGTTCCAATTGATTTTGGTCGAGACGGCTCCAAAGTGGAGCGCCGACACTTTGTATTGTGGGACAACACGGGAGACTTTAGTTAAATGGGCGTTGGCACACCGGACACAACTCAACAAGTCGAAGACAGGATCAAGGCGGACGTTGCGCGTGAAGCGCCGGACTCTAACCCTTATTTGCGGGTGCATTGGCTACGCTCTATCATTACGGGATTTGCACGGCGCATCTTTGATTTCTACGGCGATTTAGAACGCACAGAAGAACGGCTGTTCCCTGACACCACGGATGAGACCACGGAGGAACGTTGGGGAAATATCTACGTCGGCCCTGAGAACCCGGCTACGCAATCTTCTGGCGGTGTTGTTGCCACTGGGGTGGTTGGCGGTGTTGTTGACGTTGGCGTGACGCTGACAGCGGGCAGTGTTGAATATGTGACAACGAGTAGCGCAACCATAGCCGATCAAGTTATTAGTGTGCTATCGATTACACGCGCAGGCCAAACCGCAACCGTTACGACTACAGGCAACCACAATTTATCCTCCCTTGTCCCTGTTACGATTGCCGGTGCAGACCAGACAGAATACAACGTGACAGATGTTGAGATCGTAGTCACTGGTTTAGATACCTTTACTTATACCGTTGTAGGATCTCCTACCTCACCTGCTACCGGCACCATCGCAGCATCGTTCACATCGGCTAATGTGGATATTCAATCAGTTGATTTTGGTAGCGAAACAAACTTAGATGCAGATACACCATTACAACTTGAAACGCCTATTGTTGATGTAGATGATACGTTATCCGTTGACTTTGGCGCTATTGGCGGGGGCACCGACACCGAGTCATTAACGGATTATCAAGCGCGTTATCTCGATAAGATACGTAATCCGGTAGCCCATTACAACGCCTCTGACATTATCGCAAAAGCAAAAGAAGTACCCGGTGTTACTCGTGTCTTTGTCGAGGAAGCGGGCGATGTGATAGGCACTATTGCTGTTAGTACTCTTACGCGCATTGGCAACGTGGCAACGGTAGTATCTACAACCGATCATGGTTTTGATGATGGCCAGAATACATCAGTACTAGGAGCAGTTGAAACAGAATACAATGTGACAAATGCACGTATCATTGTTGAGGATGCGACAACGTTTCACTACATTGTATTTGGCTCGCCTAGTACGCCAGCCACGGGAACGATCACAGCCGATGCGTCCGTCCCCCTTGGCCAGTCTCGAACCTTCTTCATGCGGGACAATGATGATAACCCCATACCCACGGCATCAGAAGTTCAGACTGTCAAGGACAAGATTGATGATGAGATACGCCCCGCGAATACTTCAGTCCTTAATAACATTGTGAGAGCGCCTGAAGCCGTTGTGACTAACTATATCTTTACTGAGCTTGTGCCGAATACATCAAGTATGAAAGACGCGGTTAATGCTAACTTAGATCAGTTCTACGCTGAGCAAACGACTGTCGGGGTTAGTGTCGATGAAGACGCTTATCGTGCAGCGATTAAAAATACAGTGGATCCCGTAACAGGAGACATCGTTTCAAGCTTTGACTTGTCAACACCAACAGGCGATATCATTATAGGCTCTGGTCAAATCGCAACGAAAGGATCGGTATCGTTCCCATGAGCAATCCAGATTTAGAACGTCATACACGGGCACTGGCGGACTATATGCCTAATGGGCCATTGTTTGAAGCTAAGAACATACAAGATTCTAACTTTCGCCAATTACTAAAGGGGATAGCGGGGGAATTATTCACGGCGCAAGGGTATCTAATCACGTTAGAGGAAGAGTATTTTCCTGATGCGACTAACTTATTTATAGATGAGTGGTTGAAGGCGTTGCAGATACCGGATGGATGCTTACTTGGCACGGGCACGAACGATGAGAAGCGCCGGGATATTTTAGTCAAGTTATCCTCGTTAGGTGTCCAAACTAAGAAAGACTTCGAGGAGTTGGCTGCAATATTCGGTGTAACCATTACAATCGTCACAGGTGATGAAGCGGCTAGTTTTCCTATGTCATTTCCTTTGATATTTTTTAATACACCGGCTGATTCACGGTACACTATCATTGTCAATTTTCCACTACCGACTGGCGGATTTTTTATTTATAATTTCCCAATAGTTTTTGGTGATAAATCTCAATCAATTTTAACGTGTTTGTTTAGACGGTTAAGACCAGCAAACTGTCAAGTAATATTTAGGAGCGCATGATATGCAAGACATTAATAGTAAAGTAAACAATGGCGGGGCGACTGCGGATGGACAAGCCTCGGCGGATGAGTGGAACCAGTTCGTACTTGAGTTGCAAAACGTCATTGAAAGCACAGGGCAAACGTTAAACGGGGGTATCTTAACGCAAATTGGACAAGGGATTGCCGCGCATGGCACTAACGGCGACTTTACAACAGACAGTGGTGTGCCAGATGCTTATGTACTCTCTACTGTAGGTGGCAAAGATGCTGCGCCTGATTATGCGGATGGCATGCGGCTTCGATTTATTGCGGGCAATACAAATACATTAGCTACTGCAACGATTAACTATGCGGGTAAGGGCGTGAAGAACTTAGTTAATTTGTCTGCTGGTGATCTCTCAACAACAGATGAAAACATTATTGTTTTTAGATCGGGATCGGATGACTTTGTTTTAAAAGCAGTAGCAGGTAGTGGTGGTATCGTCGTAGGTCATGATAAGATCGAGAGAAGTGATCGCATCACTACTACTTCTGTCATACCTTACGATACCACACAACCGCAAATATCAGAAGGTGCGCTTGTTTTGACGTTACCTGCCTATACACCCGACAATGCCTCAAATAGGTTGGTTGTTCGTTCTGGGATATTTTTATCTGCATTATCTACGAGCGTTGCTCATCTCATTACTGCTGTATTTCAAGATGCCACTTTAAATGCTATCGTGGCGGGGTCACATAGAGCAGGCAATCTAAGTGATGAGGAATCAACTATGATATTGGAAAAAGAGTTTGTAGCAGGATCAACCACACCAACTGTATTTACATCAAGGTTTGGCCCAAACCTGGCGTTTGCGGCGGCTATTAACGGTGACGGTGGGCAGAAACTTGGTACGTCCTCAATATGTTGGTTATCTGTCACCGAGTATTTACCCTAGGAGATTATAAAATGGCATTAGTAATATTGATCGAGCAAGAGGACGGTAGATTAGGGTGGTATAAACCGTCGTCACAACAATATGAAGTCACTGGAGAGACAGAGGTCGAATTTCTAACACGTTTAGAAAGCGAGTACACTGCTCAAGGCGTTATTGTACGCGGTATAATGGATGAGTTGGATATCCCTGAACCACCTGACGGTGGTTCAATATCCGATCTAATCTGGGAGGAGGAGGTACCGGCGTATGATACTGTTAGAATAACAAACAGAAATCGGACAAATCTAATTGATCAAGTTAGTGCTTTATTTTTTGAAAAAGAAGCGTCGATACAAATTACTGTAGATTCTGTTCTATTTAATGACGGAGACCGAATGAAACAAAACTTAGGTCTGCTCGCAGGTGTTGTTGCCAACGGTGGTGTTATTCCCGCAGGGGCCAAGATTAGACAAGCTGACGGGGTTCGTGTAAGTTTAACAACTCAATTACATTTAGATTTATCAAACGCGCTAGCGACTGCACACAGTGATTTGTTAAATGCGTTAGAAGATCATTTAGATGCGATTGCGGCAGCGAATGATGCCGCACTTGATGTGTATGATGTAAACGTAGGGTGGCCGTAACATGAAAACTATCAATCAACTCATCCCATACGGTGGCGGTTCTCAAAAACCTGATCGTATCGTTGTGCATTCTATGGGAGAGTATGTACAGGGTAACGATGATAGGTTCCTTCATGCCTCGGCTTTTCTTGCTGATTATAAGTTGTCAACGCATATACTAGTAACCCCAGACGGTGATTTGATTCGTTGCCACAAAGACAATGAAATAGCGTGGCACGCTAAACGTTTCAATACGAACAGTTTGGGCATTGCATTTCTAGTCTCTGGCGAGCATAACTACGTAACGTTTATCAATGCGATAAAGGAGCAGTACTTAACAGGCGTACAGTATGCGGCGGGTATTGAAATGGTCAACCACTGGCAACGATTATATGATATTAAATCGGTAGATCGTCATAGTGACTTATCACCGAATCGTAAGGTTGATCCGGGAGAGGGTTTTCCTTGGGAAGATTTCAAAGAGAGGATAGCGTTATGAGTTTCGATTGGAAGTCTTTAGTTAAAACGGTTGCACCTGTCCTCGGTACGGCCTTGGGCGGCCCCTTTGGCGGCATGGCGACCAAGTGGTTATCAGGAAAGCTTTTAGGAGACGAGGACGCAGGAGAAGAAGCACTGGCGCAAGCTATTAGTTCCGCTAACCCAGAAATGTTTGTAAGGATAAAAGAGCTTAATCTTGAGTTTAAGCAAGAAATGGCGCGGATTGGGTTAGAAGAAAAACAGCTTGTGGTGGAAGATAGGAAGAGTGCAAGAGAACTGTTTAAAGTTAATATCTGGCCTCAGATAATCTTAAGCATTGTGTACATTGCTGGGTACTTTACAATTTTGGGTGTAGTGCTAACGGGGAAAGTAAACGTTGATCCTGATTTGAAGTCATTGGTTAATATCTTAATCGGTGTTCTTACTGGCACCATCCCAATGATTATGCAATTTTGGTTCGGCAGCTCACTTGGATCGAAAGAGAAAACCAAACACTTGACAGAACTTTAACCCCACATAGAAATCATATTTAGGCTGGTTTATGACAACTATTACGACAGAAGACATCCGAGGAATCGTGAGACAAGAGAACCGCCATATCGAACAAAGCATGGCAGGGATGGCAGATTCAATAAAGGAAGTGACGAATGCGATAAAAGAATTAACCACACTTTGTAGTGTGTACGAGGAAAGGTCGGCGAACACAAGTACACGTATAGACGAAGCTAACAAGCTAGCGAATCAAGCTAACCAAAGCGTGATCGCACTCTATAAAGAGGAACTCCCAAGGATTGCGGTGAATTCTTTTAGCTCGAAACAGTTGTGGGGGGTCACATTTCTTTTCGGCGCTTTCATGATTGGGTTAGTGAGATGGTTTAGTGCCATGCAGACCGGACAAATCAAAGTCCTTGCTGATGCCATCGCAGGGGCAGCAAAGGGTGTGGGGGGCTGAGCCTTTCACTCATATTTATTACCGAATCCTAGTGCTTCATTAAGTCCTCTTAAGTGTTTGATAAGGCCTTCGATACAGAGTTCTGCAAGAAAAACCCCAGCTGCTGTAAATGGCCCAGCTTCATTGTAGATCCCCCAACACAACAATGTGGTTATGCATAGTCTTATTATGTGAATAGTCTTGTACTTCATTTTCGATCTCCCTTAGTACTATTCATAATCATTCACCGTCCATATCTTGATAGGTTGAGAATCGCCGTTATAAAATTGTAGGTACTCCATAACATATTCAAAGTACTTTGTATCAGTGGGCTTTTTTAAAATCATAACCATGCCAGCTTTCTTGCCGGTTTGAAGTGCATACCATCTCGCTTGTGCGATATCTTCTTTCCACTTATGAGCAAAGCCGAACTCAATAGCGTAGTCAGTCAAGAGGCAATCTACATACCCCGCCTTGACTCTTCTCTCAGTCGTTATAAAATCAGAACGGGCTTTGCACCATTTGTTAAGATGGTAGTCTTCTGACTGAGCGTAGACTGTTGTTGATATTAAGTATATTAAAAATGTGGTTAAAGTTTTAATCATGATTGATACTTCTCCGTTAGCTTTGCTAATTGAGCGCGTTCCTCTTTTTCTCTTCGCCCACGCCACACTTCTTTTTCCACTCTCAAAATCTCTTCATACTCATCGTCTGAGATAATCCCTAACTCTTTTTTAGCAAGCAAGCTAAGCAAGTGTACGTCAGTTTCAAGCTCAATTTCGGTATTACACTCATGGCAATAAGCTATAATAAATAAAGCGTATGTGCCGTCATCAAAGGTAAGTGCAAGTTGCGTATCGTCTTCTATAATTTTGCACGTTTTTATAACCTTGCCTTCTAGTTTACATACATCATCTAATAATTCCATCGTTCTATCCTCTTTTTTAATAAACATTTGGCTACCCTCTCAGTGGGCTACATTTTCCACAGTACTCACCCCTATACAGGTGATATGAACCTTCGCGTACAACCACTACCTCTATTCCAGTTGATTTGATTATTTTGTCAACCGCTAAAGTCTCATCACCAGGAATGAACATTTCTTTTTTGCCACACCCATCACATACCACAGTAATTTCAATCATGACCTTATCCTCTTCGTTTACGCATTGCATCAAGCAACGCTGTTTGTGTTTGACTTTTCTTAGCCTGAACCTTAATAATATCCTCATCAATCGTGTCTTTGCAGATTGCACGATGCACCATGACCCGTTTCTTTTGGCCTTGTCGTCGTAGTCGCCGAACAAACTGAAGCACGTCCTCAAGTTTGTAGATGTGGCTGTACACAAATAAGTTGTGGCCTGATTTTTGGATGTTCAGCCCATGCGCTACGGATGAGATTTGACCAAGGAGTACGGGTATTTCTCCTGCGTTCCACTGATCTTGTATCTCAAGTTTGCGTTTCTTGTTTGGCTTGACCCCACCACTTGTAGTGCCGAAAAAAGGGGCATGGGGGAAGGCGCTACGTAACGCTTGCAAGTCATGTTTAAATTCATATCCTATCAACAACGGGTTGCCTTGCAGTTCTTCTACGATGCCAATGGCGGCGTTTAGCTTGTAATCATGGGCGTGTAGTATCTCCCGCTTCTCATTGTATACCCGCCCATTCGCGAACTGTCTTAATTTCATAGAAGCTATCCCCGCCGTGCCCGCTACGATTACCCCACTATCTAGCTCGGCAATGAACTCATCCTCTAGCTCTTTGTACTGCTTCATTAGTTTATCTGGCAAGGTGATAAGGATATCGTTGTACTTCTCTTTTGGCAGCTTCAAATAGTCTTTGTCAGGTCGATAGATGATGTCTTTTATCTTTTTATAGATACGTTTCTCTGCGCCTTCTTGTAATACGTATTCCTTCCCCATGAACCCGCATGGATCAAAGTACTCGTTTCGGTACCGCCCGATAAACTTGCCTAGGCGTTCACCTTCATCCAATAGATAGACCTGAGTAAATAAGTCCATATAACTTTGTGGCATGGGTGTCCCGGTCAACTCAATCACACGGGTGAAGCAATGTCTTAATTTTTTGAACATCTTAAAACGCTGTGATCTAAAACTCTTGACTCTCGTGGACTCATCTAAGACCAACACATCAATCCTTTTCGCCCACTTCTTTTTGTTTTGGTATAACCAGCTTAGCCCTTCATAGTTGATGAAATAGATATCGTACTTTTTAGCAAGCTCTTTATCTTTCTTCCTGCCGTGTAGTATGGTGTGAGTGAAATCAAACTCCCACTTCTTGATCTCATTCTGCCAAGTTTCAAGATCTAAAATGTTCATGGTGGTGAATACCAGCACACCTTTGATCATCTTCTTCGCTTTTAGTATCTCGATGATAGACAGCGTGGCAGATGTCTTGCCGTCTCCCGGATCAAGCCATATACCACAGCCGGGATTTTTAAGCCCGTACTTGATCGCTTCTTTCTGTTGAGGTAGGGGGTTATATTTCATCTGTCTCTACTTTCAGAACTAAGCCTAATCGCCCCATCATGTCCGTAAATTCTTGTACTGTTCTAATGGGGATGTTAGTAGCATAGCATCTTTTATTAAGTGGGAAGCTATCGACGTATATTCTCCACTCGCCATTTCCCCAGTAGGTGACGTTTGCAATATCATTTACTAGATGCCTCACTGCGTAATGCTCACATTTATCATCGACAACACGCCGAACATTTAAGAAGTGCTGATCTATTTTTTTAGGATCTAGCCGCATGTTTATTCCTTTCTGTTGGGGGAGGGGGTTATATTTCACAGTCTGAAACATCCGCAACTAATATTATCAGACTAACAATCACATCTTTTAAGCGTTCCACAGTATCCGCTTGCTCTGCTTCGTTCAATGCTTTTTGTAGGTAAAATTCTAGGTGACTCTTTCTATCTGTGTCTGATTTTCCCATTGTCTTATCCTCTAAGGTTTATACTTCATAATAGTTTCGTCAGGGTACGGGTAAAAGCTGCCCTCATCAACTACGCTCATTCTGAGTTCATAATGAAAGATAGCCTTCGCCTGTTTAACCGTGTCACACAGATAAACATGAATGCCTCGCGCTCTTAACTCTTCATGAATGTGCTGTTGTAACTTCTCACCTTTCCGTTTTGTAAACTTACTCACGTCACGTTTAAACTCGATCATGAAGCAGTACCCATCGTCTAGTAAGATTATCCTGTCAGGGTAGCCACACTTATGCATCTTTACTGCAACGTACCCTTCATTTTTGACAAACTCAACGTACTTACTTTCACGGTCTGTTTCTAATGTTTTTAGCTTATTCATCTGCGATCTCGAACATAATTGCAGGTATACGTTTAATGGCTAAATCGATTCTCTTGTCTTTGCAAGTGTCGCACTTGGCACAAGTCCATTTGAATAAAGGATCTTTACGATCTTGTTTTAAATAAGCCTTGTCGCGGTAAAATCTAACGCTGCAATCTTCACAGGTTCGCGGCTCACCCATCACAATCTCCTCCATTAAGTTTATTTCGATTACACCACTTACAAAACTTATTCGGTGTCGCTTCAAATACTTTGTCGCTGTACATCTTAGTAATGCGCCTATCCCATACTGCCATCAACCGTTCTAAGTCTTTTCGATGAATAATAAACTCTGTTACGAACCCTGAATCTAAATAATAGAACTCAACCGTTACCTTATCAACCGATGGGTTTAAACAGAGTAGTATTAAGGCATAGATATTACCTTGTTCTCTATGCCCTGGGTACTTGCGCCCTGTTTTATAATCAATAACTGCTAACGCGCTTAAGTTGACCTCACCTTTATCATAAGTGCAGTGTGCATAGTCGGCAAAGCCAATAAAATAATCCGTATCTTCTTTTGTTGAAGCTGTTCTGTCACGATTCATACTGATGTCAGGCTCAGTACGTCCACGGCCTCGCCTATACTCGCGTCTCAACGCTTTGAACTCAGGAGCAAACTTTTTCAACTCGCTAGGCATCCCGGTTATCTTACCTTTCACAAAGTTCTCGGCCTTCTTGTGAATGTCTAGGCCGCGTTCCATTGCATAGCTAGTAGTTCGCGGCATCTTCAGTATGTAATACCAATGATACTGCCTTGGGCATAAGTGGTACATCGCCCACCGGCTATACGACCATCTTTTAGTTTTCTTTTTAGGCATTGTATCTTTCTCTATAGTCTTCCTCAGTTGGTTGACCTTTAGAATCAACGCACCATACCCCTGATCCACTTCTATGTGGGTAATGGTACCCGTCACAATAACATGTTTTTTTCTTATTCATCTTCTCCTGCCACCTATCTCTATAAGTTATCAACCTACCACAATCCAAGCACTTAGGAGATCTTATATATTCAGTATGCACTCGTTTTAATGCTCGACGAGCGCGGCAATGATTACACCTATATAGATAACTCAATCTACATGGTCATCAACGGACTTTGATAGTAGATATGGTAAACGCAACCCCGAACCATGCTCTGCAACCATCAGTAAGCTCTTGCGTAGTCAGTCCACCAAGGTTAGGCACTGCACCGCTAGCTATAATCTCATGCTCTGAAAGTTCATCGTCTAAACATCCTTCGTCTCCCTCATATATCCAGTAATCATTAACTACATGAGTACAGTTATTATTTAAAAACTCGCTATCATCCGACGTCTTAATTAAACTTGTCCAAAATTCCATGGTGCTCTCCTTATCTCTTTGTTCTGCCAAAAATATTAAACCGCTTAACGACAAACCTAGTGATTGTGCAATCGCTTCGACTGCACTCAAGCTGGGTTCACGCTTATTCTTTTCTATTAAGCACAAATGTGAGGTAGATATTCCACAGCTATCTGAAAGCTGAGCTAATGTTAGCTTTTTAATGCTGCGACATTGTTTAATAGCTCCACCTAAATCCATACTCACACCTCTATAAACTCCACAGGTATTTCTAATTCACAGGCAAATATGATCTCATTCCCTACACCTTTTGATTTCTCCCACCCCTCTAACTTAAGAACCATCAATGTAGACGCATGGCTGAGCATCTCCAAACTCTGTTTTTGCCACCAGTCAAAATCTAACGGTATATCAGGACAAAGCACTGTTATCATGTGGCCGTGTGTGATCGGACTGTACACCACAAGCCCCTCTTTCATTAACTCACCGGCTTTTTTAGTTAGCTCTTCAAAACGACGAGCGCGTATCGATCCACACCAGTGACTATATGGCCCTGCTAGATAGATGTAGGATTGTTTCATTTCCATAACCACCACATCCATTTACCCCACCAAGGTAGTCGCTCATACCTTTCGCTTTGTCTAGCTCTCGCAAAGGACGGGGGGACTTTCTTTCTAGTTCCTTGCCCTGATGGGGGAGGCGCTATAGGTCTGACCTTTGACTTGTTAGCACGTTTTTTTGTGGCTTTGCATTTACCTTCCGTAAGCATTTCAACCACACGTATTTATTAAATGCATATAAGCCGCTGAGATAACACGGGCTTGGTGCTTCGCGTCATCCAGTGCAACGTGTGGCGTACCTTCAAACTTAACCCACTTACGATCAAATCCCATAGCGTCTGTTTCTGCTATATCAACAATTGTTCGCATGTCGCGTACGTTCCAATGATCCCACGGCGGCATTTGAGAGGCTGCTAAATAAGCGTGCTCTAATATTGTAATATCGAACGTGGCACCATTACCCCATACACAACCTTCATCCGAAAGGAAATCAGTTAAACAATGTAAGGCTGCCTCAATACCCCAGTGTACATCTTGTTTAGTTAATTGATGGCGAGCCTGCTCATCCTGTTTCAGCCACCACATCACCGTATCAACATCGATATGAAACTTATCCTCTGGGCACCTTACGTTCATTGTAAAGTCTCCTAAAATGTCGCCTGTTACTATGTCGAACTTCGCACAAGCAATAACGAGTATGGAAGCATCGTATCGCGTACTTAGTGTTTCGAGATCAAGACTGTAATCTGTTCGTTTTTCATTTGTCACAATGTTTCTCCTTTGTCTTCAAAGTATTCATTATAAAAGCCTTCCCATTCAACAGGTGGTTTGTACTGTGCGCTATACTCTTTTTGCTTTTCTTCATCAAGCCTATGGTACCAGCGCAGAAAGTTGTAGATATACCCGTCACCGGCTCCCATTCTCCAACCTATACAGTGCCGAGAATGATCAGGGAACTCTATCCAAGGCGGTCTCATTTCCCTTCTTCAATCATATCTTTTTCCCTGTCAGAATAATAATAATCGGCTCACCTCTACCATTAAGGTCAATGCGGTATTCTTGCGTAGTTAATCGATTACCGTTTGGTAGCTCTACAACTAGTTGAGATTTTGGCTCTTCAAGACAAATCTCTATTAATTCTTGCAGCTTCACTTTACTTTCTCCTTACAAAGCTATGCAGTAGTATTTGTGATCTCTATATAAGATGTAGATGTCTAAAGACATGTTTGTATACCTGACGAATACGTCTGTGAAATCAATCCTCCGATAACTCAGCATACCGTAAACAAGTGCCTGCAATCTGGGAACATCGATAACACTACGATTAGACCACCAACATTTAGTTTTAGGTTTGTAGTCCTTATTGAACATCTTTTTTAAACAGATTATAAAATTGGATTCAACTATCCGTGACTCTAGTTTTTCGCATACCCTACACTGAGTAAGGTCAGCTCTTAATTGTTCCTCTAGGTCAAGCATTTTCTTATCGCGCACTTCTATTTCATCGCTCATTCTACTTTCTCCATTTGTCCCCACCTATCCCCTATCTTGCCATCAGACAGCATAGGTAAATCAAACAACTCATCGTACTCCATCGCTTCTTTAAAGTCGGCCATGAGCTTTTTCTGTTGTCGTCGTGGGCCGGACGCTAAAAACTCATCGTGTACCGGGAGTATTATTCTTGCGTCATAGTCTCTTGATTTAAAAACTTCGTCAATATTTATCAACGCACGTTTTGTATGATCAGCCGCGCTGCCTTGCATCAATGTGTTAAGCCCTACGTATCCTCGGTCTTCTTCAAAATCATACCAACGACCACCAGCCGTCTTAAACTCTTTGCCTTGTCGAAACATAACATTGAGGTCATGTTTTAAAGCTTGTACGCCTGGCAACGCGTCACCATGTGCGTCAAGAATTTGTTTAGCTTCAGCCAAGGGGACACCGATAGTTTTAGATAGAGCAGGTGCTCCCCCTCCGTACACCATCAGAAAGTTACAAGGCTTGACATGATCGCTCCTGCTATAAGTCCGCCCCGTTAAACCTTCCATGATGTCTTTAACAAAGTTATGCGCGTCCATTTTAGGATCATTCAAAAACGCAGAGAGTAGTTGGCCCTCTTCAAAGTGCGCCAAGATGCGGAGTTCTTGCTGTGAAAAATCACGGTTGAATAGTGTGTGGGATTTCTTATCTGCAACAATATAGTTCCGCAGGAAGGGCATTGTCTTATCTTTTGGGAGGCGTGGGACTTGCTGAAAGTTAGAGCTGAATCGCCCGGTATAAGTCCCCTTGTCGTTATCCCCCTTAATCGTATTGAACCAAGGGTAGAACCTACCCTCATTCTCAAGTGCTGAGTCTAGCCACTTCTGCATATATGTCTTGATGAGCTTTGAGTACTTGCTGAATGTGTCTAGTTGCTTGACGAGTCGCTTGTCGTTGCAGACAAGCATTAATGAATCTATCCCTGTTTTTGGGTTTCCTTTGTCGGTATACTCCCATTCATCCACTAACCCCAACCTTTCAAACGTCTCAATCTTTTGTTTAGGGCTGTCAAGGTTAATGTCTCCTAGCGTTTTACGAATCGCATTCTCTGCACGTTTCATCACTTTCTTTGCTTTGATCAAGTCAGGTTCTAACGCTTTGTAGTCAATGGGAACGCCGGTACGTTCCATTTCGATGGCCTGAAAGATAACACGCTTTTCGATCTCATATTGCTTAACCATGCCCTTATCAGCAATGTTTTTGTAGAATAATTTGCAGAGCTTCTTGGTTCGGATCACATCGCCCTTTGCATAGCGTCCTACGAGTTTTCCAGGGGCTAGGTATATATACTGTGCCCACTTTGTTTTCGCTCGCTTAGCGCCTGGTACGTTTTGGAATATCCAATCCTTCAATCTATCTTGTTCATCCGGTGGCATGTTTAAGTGCTCATCCGCTAATAGCTTCAACTTTAAACTCGGCTCACGCGGATTGTTCAGGAACGCCAACAACAGAGAATCATGCCAGCCCTTTGGGGGGACAAGCGGCAAACCAAAATGCACTTCGCCCACTTCTAGATCGAACTTCCCACCGTGACAAAGTATGGGGTACCGCTTATACAGGTCTTTTACTTTACGTTTTGCCTCTTCCTTTGTGCAGTTGTTCTCTGTTGGGTGACCCCATGCCATGTAGTAGGGTGACTCGCCCGGCTCAATGATAGCGACCCCCACCGGCTTAGGAGGATAGTCTGGCCGCTTCTCGATGGGGAGCGTTTCAAAATCGATGGTGGCAATGCGGTTCATAAATAACCTACATTTAACCAAACTAAAAACCCTATGACTGTAACCAGCATTAGGAACCTTTGAAACAAAACGGAGGTCACGATAATAACAAGTTCTTTTAGCATATATTTAATCACACTTATTCTCTATCCACCAGTTCAATGCGTCTAGGTCTTTTTGTGATCTTGGGAAGCCACTGCCAGCAACCCCTTGTAGAGCAAGTTGGACGTTAGAAGCGATGTAGTAACGGATGTAATACTTATCATCCTCTTCATGTTTTTCTATCCACCACTCCTCATCAGATATTGTGTCATCCTCATTGATATAAGGGGAAAGAATCTTTCTAGCTCTGGCCTCATTCATTGGAAATATAGTTCTGATTATAGAAACAACTATGTTATTCATTCAAGCTACCTCGCCAACTCTATAACAAGTATCGTAACCACCACCGCAACGGATCCAAAGTTCAATAACAGCCCCACTAGTACTGCGAACTTTTCCAACTCATTCATCCGCACCCATATCCTTAATAACTTACTCACATCGCCAACGCTACGCCAACAATGACGACAATTACCACGGCTGGCAGTACGAACGTCATTAATAGCCCTGCCACAAACGTACTTGCGCCTATCTTTGCTGATTTCTTACTCATCTTATCTCTCCTTGTTTAATCATTTCAGATACTTTAGCCAATATATGACATAATAAAATACGTAAACGAGGGCCACCTATTCCCTCTTCAGGAATATGCCCATCACGCACAAGATCCTTTGACACGTCCCTCATTACTTCATCTGCCAGTGCCTCGTGAATACATGTAGGTGTTGGTGGAGTGTACCTATTCATCATCTTAGCTCTCCTTGTTTAAATGATTGACCGGAACTGCTCTTACCTCTTCCACTTTACAATAGCCATTTGCGAACGCTTCAGCCGATTCTTTGTCTTTAAAGACTGGCATAGCGCCGATCATTCCATCGGCGAAAGACAAAGGGACGCTAACAGATAGGCCCATTACGTCTACCTTCACAGTTCTATCTAGTCGAAAAACCACGTACATATTTACTCTCCTAAATTTAGTAATAGTCGTGGAGCCTCTCACCCCACGCGAACGTTTTCATTTAGCTACCTGATCATGCCTAGAATTTTCAGTCTCGATCCAAAAGGCAAAAGCAAGAACTTACGTTTAATCGACTAGATTCTTTTAACTAAACTTGCTGCGTTTCTTCTTAGCAACCTTCTTCTTGCCAGCCTTCTTGCCCTTGCCAGGCGGTGTGTAGTTCTTAGCATCGTAGGGCCGTATAAGTAACTTGTTAGCTTGATCGAGCATCTCGCCCATGGCTTGCAACGTTTTTTCCGCAGTGATTTCCTTCAAAATGTCAAAGCATATTGGATCGAAGGTGGCTGTGGATTCCTCAAAATAAATCTTAACGGCGCATTGCATCGTAGCTAAGCCCAGTACTTTTGTCTTTGCTATAAACTCTTTCCAATTTTTCAGCGAAGTCGGGGGAAGGGTAAGTTGTTTGATCTCGATATTACCATCTTCGCCCTTAACGGAGACGATTAAACGGCGGCGCTCAGCACAGTCCGGCTTTTTGTCGGGATCTGCATCATCCCCCCACTTACTCAGCGGACACTCATCACAAGACTCGCCTTGCTTGTTGGGGCTGTCCTCATGAGACATAAGACCCAATAACTTATTGCCTAGTGCAAAACATGCAGGGCTGTTGACCTCTTTTTCTTTGAAAGGTGAGTCAAAAAAACTTCGCTCCATACCCCAGGCCAGAATGACACAATTAAATGAACGGCCCATTAAATGATCACCAAAGCTAAACTTAGACCCTTTGATGCTGATGAGGTCACCGGTTGCCGGTGCTTCTTTCGGTGCCTTGCCTTCCTCCGCGTACTTAGCAAGTTGCTGTTTCCAGGGCAGTACTAGGCTTTTACTTTTCGATGCTTTTTTCTTAGCTGTTGCCATTGTTACTCTCCACTTGGCTCTGTTCCAGGTCATCGAGCGCAGCTTGTTTAAGTATCTCAAGCTTTGCGTTGTCTGCTGTCACAGCGAGCGCGGCTTTCATGTAGCCTGTTAGATCTTGTTGCGCCTTTTTTCGATGAACCTCCTTACCTTGTGCGGCGGCACTCATCTCCAGCAATAGTGCCACTTTATTTGTCCGCATCAGCGTCTTGTTCTCTTTGACGCGGCCTTGGATTAACTTCTTATCTAATTTACGTGGCATTTTACTTTCCTCTTCGTTGGTTAAAAAATTATTCGTTTAGGTCAATCTGATTAGTATAGATCCGCTATCTTCTGTTACGTGATATGCGTCAACATACATGCGCGGCAAGACAATTAAATTATTAGGATTGTTCTTTACCCATCGCTCTACTAGCCTACGATTGTCTGAGTTGTTGTCTAACTCAAATGTAATTGGTGTGTTGCTTGTACTTAAGTTAGACGTACCTTTTATAAGTTCGTCGTTTACGATCACTAAATTATCCATTCCTTAAACCCCTTTCTTGTAGCCAACATGCAAGGACTTCTTAGTGAACTTCTTAGTGCCGGGGATCTTAATCCCTTCTTCATCAAGTTCTCTTAAGAAAGCGTTGGCTAACCGCTGATGTGACAGTACCGCTGTATCTTTATGTTTAAATATATACTTCCAAACCTTTTTCCAATCCGTCACACTAAATAAAGTTTCAATTTTAAGTGTGGCCGAGCCTATTGCAACATCGGTACGCACAAGATTTTCCGCCTCTTGAGATTTAATGATTGGTTTCACAAGCTCTTCCGCCTGCGTCGTCAAATCCGCTAACTCAGCGTTTTTCTTTCTGATCTTGTCCTTGAGTTTTACCCAAGCCGTGACCGTGGTACCTAGTTTCTTAGTTGTCATTGTTGTCTGCTCCTTTTACTGACTTATACTCTACAGACCATAATACAGGGCAAGCCTCTTTTTTCTTAAAAAATTCACTTACTTTCATCTTTCGCTTCCCTACAGACTCAGCCAGTGCTATAAAATCATCTTTAGCTTTTAACTTAATTTCTTCGGCTATTATCTTATCCCCCATTTCATGCGTAAACACAGGACGCCCCATTATCTCTTCTATGTACTCATGTAATGCGCTAAATGGCCCCGCCAGTACGCCTGTATATGCGCCGATAATTGCTGATTCTCTAGGTGTCATCGCTAATCCCCCTTCTCTAAAAGCATTTTTACTACGTCATCTTTTAAGAATCCCTGCTCTTTCATTTTCTCAACAATCTTTCCCGCGAAGATAGTGTTATATTGAGCTTTAAACTCCTTGCCGAATCTTTCAGCGGCTTTATCAATGCAGGCGTTTGGGCTGCCCCATGAGTGATTGTTCTCGAACCTATCTTTTACGTAATCAATTATTTTAATATCCATACCGCCACGTACAATAGTCCCCTCATCCATGCATTTTTGGATCTGGTCAGAAATTACGGCAGAAAGGCGAGCCTCGATGCACTCTTTCACCTTCAACGTGATTGTTTCGTCAACTTTTTCTTGTATCGATTCGGTTATCTTTTTGGTGACAGACGATACGATGTGCTTTATTAATGCAGGTTCTATATCGTCGTCATCATCAAGCCAAAAATCTTTTATATCAATCTCAAATTTCATCGTCTTATCTCCTCAAAACCAATCATCTCATCTGCAAGATAAACCCTAGCCTGCTCGCACTCCTTAGCATCAGTACAACGACACTCCACTAGTTGCTGTGTCGCCGTGGTCTCGCCGTAGGGGTGGCGCTCCTCCCAGCAACGGTAATGCTCGCAGCCCTCGCACATTGCCTCGTTACCGTGCGCTAAGGACTGGAATACCTTGTCGATACTAAGCATCCGCCACCTTGGGTAATGCTTTAGGATGTGGCTCAGCAAACGCCACCGGGAGCGGGGTAACTGATGACGAGCCATAAAGAAACTTAATCGCATCGGATTGAGCCTCAAACAGCTTAGCCGTCATGCAATCCTCTACGCAAACACTGTAATCCGCATCACCGCTGACGTCCTTTTTAACACTAAACCCCTCATTGATTAGCTCACCACAACTCGTACAGTTAGTAATCCATTGAGTCTGTGTCAAGCACACCATATAGTACACCTTGTCACCGTATTTCTTTTCGATGTGGGCATCCACTTTTCTCAACGCGTTGATCATTGTGATAGAGGAGACGTCAAGCTCCTTGATCGTTTCCCGTGCAGCTTGATTTTTTGACTTGTTTTCCACTAACATTTTGTGGAGTAGCAGGTATTTTACATCGTTAATTGTTGTTGATCCGTTGATTATCATGGTTTAGCCCTCTGTGTATGTTGATTATCTTAAATTATATTACATTAATAATTAATGTCAAGGTTTATTTTTAATCAATCTCAAACTTAATTTTGAAGCCTATATCAAGTTTGCCTGTTCGCTTATCAAGATTAATATCTACATTTGATACTTTTGGAGACAGTTTTTTACCCGTACATATCTCTTTGTTACAGTCAGTGCATAAGTAGACGTCGATACGAAACATATTATAAGCATTTTGGATTATGCGTATATGCTCTAAGTTCTTGTGATCACATTCATTTGATAGCGGAGCCGGTGGACGTTCACCGCTTGGGGGTGGGTTAGGTTGTTTCTTCATCGTCCTCACCTTCAAAATTAAATTTAAAATCCATATTCAAACTTTTAACACTAAACCCAAACAACCCAACCACAGTAACGTCCACCGCTATATTTGTTACAGTGGTACTTCCGTTTGGATCAAGTGTCGTTATAATTTTTTGATAAACCTCATCCGCCATTGCGTCTATTTGACTTCTAACCGTTTTTTCAATGTTACTGTCCATGCTCTAGTCTCCAACCAATTCAATGACAATCAAACAAAAAAGCGTTATGCAACACACCCATTTTAAAAGGATCAAAAACGCGCCAAAGTCAGTCTTGGCATGTAGGATCTTATAAGCTATGTGGACTTTGTAAAGCCGGTTGATAAACCTATATAATCTAATCATTTTTTTACTCTCCAATGTTTGCATAAATTAATACCATAACCACAATTGATCCTAAACACATCAAGCGCAAGTAATAAATAGGATCCTCTTCTACCCAGCCAACAACCTCTTTAAGTTTTTGCATATCTCCTCCGGTGTTATTTTTTGTTGTATTAAATCTATTCGTATTTGCTTCATAAAGTCTTCTGCCTCTTTCGCAGTGTCGAACCTAGCGCCTGTATTTAATAAGGGTTTAGGCCCTGCACCGCCTGTAAAAACCCAACCCGCATATTTGCCGTGTTGGTTAGGGCCATGGTGTGTAAAGATTAAACCTTCAAGGCTCACCATGGCCCAGGATGTCATTCGGCTTATACGCATTTAAAGTATATTGCAGCTATTACTCATTAGATAGATTGTCGTTATCGTCGATATCATTGAGCCTAGCACTACATAACCTATATGATAACCCGTAAATAAATCTTTAATTTTCATTTTTAATTTCCTCCGCTTGAGTACCTAATATGTGGTCTTCCACACCCTTGTTTAATTTGTAGTTAAACCCGGCGCTGAAGTGTTCATATGCTTGTGACGTGCTCATAAAGATATATTTTCCGTCTAATTTCTCAAACGCGGTAGAGTTCTCACCGTACCAGTCCTCAAATTCTTTTTTACAATCCTGCATTATAATTCTCCTTTACTGGCAACGGGTGATATGTGAATTCTTTTCTTACTTCGATATAGTAGGTGGTTGCCACCTGTGTATTTATATCTGTTACTCTAACTGTACTCATTTGACCGTTTGCAAAGGGGTAGCCCTTCTTTAACGTGTTTTTAAGTTTGGCAAAGTCTGCCGCCGCTGCTATCGGATCTTTGTGACGTAACGTATGAGTAGGGAAATCCCCCTCATCACCACACTCACAGTCATAAACTCTAATACCGTCAAATTTATCTAACAAACTTTTAACACTAACATACACGCCAATCGTACCGACAATACCCGTACTTAACCCGATTAACATATCCATCATCATACTTCTCCTTCGTTAAACTCCGTCTATCATTCCGTAAGATAACCCAAGTGCGACAGCATGGATTCTATTACGCGCTTTTAATTTAGCGATGCAGTTAACAATGTGGTACTCAACCACTCGGGTACCAACCCCCAGTTGTTCTGCTATGCTTTTAGATGTCAACCCTGTCGCACACAGTTGTAAAACTTGAGTCTCTCTTGTCGTGAGATTACTCATCGAGAACATACCAGACCAACACACCTAGCAGTTCAAAAAATTTGTTGTGCGTCTTACCATTAGACTCGACGCTACCCTTAGTTAAAATCATGTCGATGTCCCGTTCATTGAACCAGTCGTAACCACATTGATTAGGATCATACTCTACGTAAGCCTTTGGGCTGTGTCCATCCCAATCCAAGGTGTCCCCTGTTTGACGATACTCTTTAACATCGGCTGCAAGCTGCTCTACTTGATCACTCTCATACCAAAAAGTGTAGCCAGTTGATGTCATTAACGTAACACCTCCACCGTTGTCAAACGCTAAGTCATATAGATATAAATTAAGTAGTTTAGTAGGTGTGTTCATCTTATAGCCCTCTGTGTATGTTGATTATCTTAAATTATATTACATTAATAATTAAAGTCAAACTTTATTATTAATAGACTTATCAAATAATTTTATGGCTCGAATTTGTGGAGTACATAGTCGTCTTCTACTTTTTTAAAATAATAATCACTCTCATCACCGCTAAATACAGTGTTTAAGAACTGCACTATATCGGCTGTATAACGTTCATTAGCATTGTCAGAGACTAACAGGTCATCTACTGATTCTTTGTCAAAATTACTTACTCTAATTATTTTCATCGTTTAACCCTCTACCATTCCAGTCCTTCAACATTAAAAGAATCTTTGCATCTTCCGCACTGTACGTTTTCAACAGTAAAGTCTTTATGCGCTTCAACCCAACTCCTATCAGGGCAAACCTGTCGTGTAACTTCCCCCTCTTCATTATAATTAATTCCACAAATATCATCTTCGCGCATAAGATCAGTAAGGTAACCACAGTGTGGACATTCCACAAACACTTCTATAGTCAGCCAAGCACCTGCCGTTTTCATAATTTAACCCTCTTTAAACGCATATTCACCGATAGTTTGCATAATTACTCTTGCCGCATCTGTCAACTCATCTGAATCAGTAAGTCCTTGCATTTGGAGGCAGAAGTCTTTGGGGTAATGTTTACCAACATACTCCGCTAGACCATTCATAAATTCAGCTTGCTCATCATCACCCCATGAAGCAAACGCCGCGCCACACTCTTGCGGTGTTACTTCAATTTCTACAACTTGCTTTTTAATCTTCATCATTTAACCCTCTGTTTTGTGTTTACGTTTCTTCGCCTCGAATAAGGCGATCTTAGACCTATCATAATGCGCCTGCCGCTCTCTATGACTTGCCTTTGCCCACTTGTCCGTATTGCGTAGTGCGCGTAGTCCTTGCGGGCCTGACGACTGGGTACGCACTGCGTAGGCACTGCCAAAGATTTTAGCTAGTGCCTTGCCCATTGCCGTTTCACTCACATTAGCCCTTGGGTGCTTCATTTCGTATAAGAGGATGACTTGGCGGGTTGAAAACAAATCTCTGTCGATGGCTACCCCGTCAATCGCTAACGCAAAGTCTGGGTTTTCTTTGATGTTAACAAGGAACCTCTCAATGTCTGTCAATGAGTGATCAATTAAGTCTTGCTTGGCTTGAGTCATTGGGGGTCTTTCACGATGATCAAAACTCTTTGATATCTTGTGCTCATTGATAAAGTAATTAAGTAAGTGCGCCTTGCCTTCTCTTTTTCTGAAATTCTCAAGAGCAATACCTGTTTGTAGTGTGAAGCCAGATCCCGGCAATACCCTATATACGAACACGCGGCGATCATCTGGCTCAATGCTCAAAGCATCCACATGATTTGATGTAAAAAGATATTGAATACAGTCTTTCACCGTGTACTGAGGTTGCCACTTTTTCTCAAGGGTCACTGTCTCCCGTGTGATTAGATTTTTTATCTTGTCAGCCTCGCCGCGTTTATCTTTGCCTGAAATCTCATCTCCTAAAATGAATTGTTTGTTAACCGCCCATTCATTGAAATCCTTGTTCATTTGAGCATCATCAACAAGTTGATAATTAGAGCCGTACATCGCGCCAATGGCCATCCCAATTGAACTTTTCCCCGTGCCGTGCTCAGTGGATTGAAGTAGCACTGCTGTCAACATTTTAGCGCCTGGGTTTTGGATCGGATAGGCGACCCAATCTAAGAACCAAGTAATCAACGTTTTATCGTTGTTAAAGATCATCTTTACCACGTCTAAAAATAATTTAATACTCCCCTTCTTAGGCACGCATCCCCACCCCTTCCACAAGTTGTACTCGTTGTTGTCCGTTACTTCTGGCTGTCCAGGATCATACGCTAAGCGCACATGCTCTCGACGTTTAGGAGACTGTATCCACAATTGTGCGATGCTAACAGACTTACCGTCCTCGCCCTTTGTCGTTAGTCTATTACCGTATTTAGTATCAATCAGCGTCTTACGGTTCATAAATAAATCGTCTTCAAAGATATAGAACTTACCTATCTCTCGGATGTACGCGACTTCATTACTCAGCTCATCGACTTCGGTTATCTCGTCAAACTGGCTCTCTGGGGTGTTGTCATAATCGTACTTATTATGAATGAGTAAGTAATCGTCTAACCCTATCTTATGATAAGGGTTAAAAGGTAGTTCTTTATTGAAGACATTTGCCCCGTTGTCATTTAACACCTTGGCAAACGCACGTAACGCGCTCATCACTTCGGGATTGCTTTGGCTGTCGTTGTCAAAGCACAACAACACTTTCCTGTCTTTTAAAATGATGTGGTTAAAGTCGTCGATTAATGCTTTGCGTAGCTTCTTCGATTTAAACGACCAGACCCCGCCTAGGCCAATCGTATGGATCCCTTCCTTACACGCCTTGTACGCCTTCTTCTCGCCCTCTGTGAACGTAAGAGGGATGCTTGTGTCGGTTAAGATCTTCTTCCATTTGATGCACGGGGGGAAGTATAGGTGGGGGTTCGTGCCTTTGGGTTGTGAGTACTTGACGATTTTCTTTTCTTTGTTCTTCAGCTCGCCAAGAAATCGAAATCGCATCGCTTCAATGGGTTTGCCGTGGACGTCGAAGTAAGGAAGGATATAGCCGTGCGTTGCAAAGGTACTGCCTAAGACTGCCTCGGCTTCATCCGCATTGCAGGGCGTTAGCTTCATCTTCTTAAAGTCTTCGACGGTTAACCCACTTCGAGCTATGTCATCCAATGCCGCTTGCTTTAATTCTTTTTTATTCATCTACAGTACACTCATCAATTCTGTAGTCCTCTGAGTCATCCCACAAAGTCTGGTGTTTAGATGCGATACACGCAAGTGCCTTTTCTTCAGTTGAAAAAATACCAATGTACCTATCAATCTGGAGCTTGCCCTCGATCTCTTCCTCTTCTACAACGAGCCAAACTTTGTCCCCTGCTTGTATAGTCATTCCTCACCACTCCTTTTAAAGTTGCCCAGTTTATTCGGCATCATCCCACTGGGCTAGGAATTCAAAGGACTAACCTCTCATAAAGTTAGCTATGCCTTATTGTCCTCATCTGCCCATCTTTTAACCCACTTATACTTTTTAATAAGTGCCGCTAACTTAATAGACTTAAATCCTGTACCACTACATGCTTTGCATCTTAATCTGTGAAGAGACATGTTTCCTGGATCCTCTATAGTGACACTAGCGAGACCATCGCACGTCGTACACTCGTTATCAATATACTGTAACGCTAAGTCTATCAACGCTTGCTGCTCTTCTAGCCTGTCGGCTGCCTGCTTGCACACGGCCTCTAACCATTCAATCGGCACGTTTAAATCAGCCCACTCGAAATCCTCGCCTAAACCCTGTAGTGTTCTTATAACATCTTCTCTTGTTGGCTTACTCATTATCTAGCCCTCTATTAATTGTTTAATGGCACGTTCGATAAAAAGATTTCGATGCCAATCCTTTAACATCACGTATGCGTAGTTCCCCATTTCCTCAAAGACACGTTTCTTTTCTTCTAAAATTATTAGATCTAATGCGGCAACCAAGTTTGGATCAAGTCTGATGGTGTAGGGGCGTCGTGTCACTTTTGGCGTTTCCGCATTGTTAAAGTCAGCACAATTAAAATCTTTAATCGCACGTTCGATAAAAGCCCACCGACTCCAGCATCGTATCGCATAGCCGTAGTGCCCTTCCCCATTAAAGACACGCTTCTTTTCTTTTATAATATGCACGTCTAGTGCTTTAATCAAAGTCGGATCTAAATTAATAAAATAAGGTTTTCGTTTGATATTCATAGCCGATTATCACATTAAGGAGACAGCCCATCTCATCCAGCGTTTTTTCAGAGGGCTTAGTTCTGGGGGGAACGCCGGGGGATCTGAGATGAACTGTCATAAAAACGAATCAGAACTAAGCCACGAATTAACTATAGCACATCGAATTTCATTTACAAACCTCTCGTTTTTTGAGGTTTAGTGAAGGGTTTTTGGCGGAAAAAGGAAGGGTAGCTATAACACATAACTTTTTAAATAGGCGTAACGCATTGATATTACTAGCAGAATTCCCAATCTCAATGTGTTATAGGTTTGCTCGGATCTGCACACAAAGACTTTACTAGGGAAATATTATGATATACCTTAATATATATATATACTTTATTAAAAATAAGTAAAACACCTAAAACAATGTTGTAAGTCTTTGTTCTTTAAATAAAAATTCAGTTTTGACTTAAATGAAACACGCATAACAACTTATAACAGGTTATTCCACCCTTTTGGTGGCGTTTAGGAGGCTTTTGGCATAGAATGAAGGCAAGTAAATAATGATGACGGTGTGACATGCCAGCGGCTAAGAAAAAACTCAGCGGAAAAGAAAAAAGATTTAGAGACGAATATCTAAAAGACATGAATGCAACGAGAGCAGGTGAACGCGCTGGTTACGCAAAGACAACAGCAAATAAGAAATGTCCTTTATGGGTTGGTAAAAGTAGGGTCAAGTGCCCCAGCCATAAATTACATGTTTGGGACGCCGTCTACAAAGCAAAAAAAGAACGCAGTGAGCGTACTAAGATTGACGCGGATTGGTTGTTAAAAAGATTGGCACAAGAAGCAGAAGCCGACGTAGCGGATTTGTATAATGAGGGCGGCGGCATTAAACCGATTCACCAATGGCCTGAGATTTGGCGTAAGGGGTTAGTAGCCGGGTTTGAGACAGAGCAACAATACACGTATGAAGCGGGTAAGAAGGTACCTGAAGGTTATGTTATTAAAATAAAAATATCCGATCGTGTCAAACGCTTAGAGTTGATCGGCAAGCATATTGATGTACAGGCATTCAAGGATAAGATAGAACACTCAGGTTCAATAGGGATCACGATAGCGGATGACGAGTCTACCCTTTAGCCGCACAGACAAGCAGCGTCAAGCGGTTAAGATACTTTCCTCTGCTACTGAGGCGGCGTTATACGGAGGGAGTCGTAGCGGCAAAACATTTATTATTCTTCGTTGTATCCTTATCCGTGCAGCAAAACTTAAGTCTCGACATCTCATTGTTCGCAAACACTTCAACCACGTTAAAACGTCTATCTGGTACGACACTCTCCCCAAGGTCTTAGAGATTTGTTTTCCGAATTTAAGGGTTGATTATAATAAATCGGATTGGTTTATTACGTTACCCAACGGATCGGAAATTTGGTTTGGTGGCACGGACGACAAAGAGCGAATTGAAAAAGTGTTAGGCAATGAGTACAGCACGATTTATATTAATGAATGCTCTCAGGTTAGCTACGATGCGGTGTTGATGTTGATAACACGGCTTGCCGAAAATAGCGGTCTAGCACTTCGCATGTGGTATGATTTCAACCCCCCTTCTAAAAAACACTGGACGTTTATTTATTTTGTTGAGGGGCGCAACCCGTCTGATCTCACACTGCTCGATGAGAAAATACCTTATCTCGTAATGAACCCAAACGATAACTTTGCTAACTTACCAAAAGGGTATGTTGAACGATTAGCAAAGCTACCTAAAAAACAACGTGATAGGTTTTTATCAGGTAAGTTCACGCTGGACATGGAGGGGGCGCTTTGGGATTACGAGTTAATCATTGCGGCACAGGCTAAAGTGTTTGAACACGCCACACGCACTGTTGTTGCGATTGACCCCGCCGTGACGAACAACCCGGACTCGGATGAAACGGGGATCGTTGTTGCCAGTGAGCTAGGTCAAGAATACCAAGTGGACGCAGACTACACCTGCAAAGCCACAACGCAGACGTGGGCGACGATTGCGATAAACGCATATAACAAACACAATGCTGATGTTGTCGTGGCTGAGGTGAACAATGGCGGCGACTTGGTAGAAAATGTATTAAGGCTGAATAAGTTTGAAGGCCGGTTTATCAAGATCCACGCAAAGAAAGGCAAAGCGTTACGTGCTGAGCCGGTGGTGGCGTTGTATGAACAGGGCAGGGTTTCACACGCAACCGGCTTGGATGATTTAGAATCTGAAATGATGGAGTGGGTGCCGATGACAACGACACTGTCACCGAATAGAATAGACGCAGCGGTGTACGCAATAACAGAGTTATCGGGTGTACAATCCAACTTTGCAGAGTTATTAAAAATGGCAATGGGAGAATAGAATGGCCAAGACACAAAGCAAAAAGACGAGAACGGCTAAAGTGAGGACTAATAAAGTTATAGTGACCAAGCCACGAACGACAACAGCTAGGACTAGGGCTAAGGCCAATACGGAGATTGATTATAACGCAGTTGCAGCACTTGTTTTTAAAGAGTTGAAGCTAGAAACAAACAACCATTCACAGAATGACAATATACGTAGTCGAATGGCGTCTCTCCTATCAGGCGGTTATGATTTTGGGGATACGTTGCACAATATCTACTTAGATTATGGCTACCCTGCTAAGGTCGATTTCTTTAATCAGTGGAACATGTATAGGCGTTTCGGTATTGCTAAAAACATTGTGGAGTTGCCGCCTGATGTCAGTTGGATGACACCGCCAACTATTAACGGCAGTGATCAATTCAACAAAGAGTTCGAGGCGCTGGTTAAACAAGTTAAGTTTTGGGTGCGGATGAAGGGTCTCGATGTTCGCCAACGTGTGGGCCGCTATGCAGGCATGTTCATGCGGGTTAAGGATAATTTAACACCAGACATGCCTATTGAGCGAGGGGGTTTAAACGGTCTCAGCTCGCTTGTTGAGACCATGCCGCTCTATGAGAGCCAGCTTGACGTTATCGAGTCGGATACCAACGCAATGTCGGAAACATTTGGCCAGCCTATCATGTATCAGTTCTCAAGCGGCATCGTTGGGAGCCGTAACCCGGATGCAACAAGCGTTATCAACATACATGCATCGCGTATCGTGATTGCGGCAGAGGGTGCGGACAATGGTTGGATTTACGGCATCTCATCGTTAGAAGCTCCATTTAACTCCTTAATGGATTTAAGAAAGATCATCGGGGCCGGTGGTGAGGGGTTTTATAAGAACGCGGCACAATCGATTGTCTTTGATTTGAAAGATGGGGCGAGTGCCACGCAGAACGAAGAGTTGTTAGCTAAGTTCAATGAGAATTATGATGAGTTTGCACGGGATCGTATGCGAAAATCGATGTGGACGCCGGGAATGGGAGCAACGGTATTAGAGTCCTCATTAGCAAATCCAAAGGAACATTTTATGAACGCACTGAATGATGTGGCCGCCGCGTCTAAGATTCCAGGTACATTATTGATAGGCCAACAAACCGGGCGGCTTGCGAGTTCTGAGGATTCAAAAAACTTCTTATCGGTGACACAATCTCGCCGTGAAAACTTCTTGACAGAGGTGGTACGCGACAATATCGATTGGTTGATTCGATTCGGCATCTTACCGGCGTCTGAGTACGAGGTAGTGTGGGATGACTTACTGGCTCGCTCTGAAGATGAGAAATTAGGCAACGCCAGCACGATGTCTGAAATTAATGAGAAGCAATTTAGATCAGGTGGTGAGCCAGTATTTAGCAGTGAAGAGATTCGAGAAGCGGGAGGGTTTGATCCTGAGCCAGAAGAGGACTTAGGCAGTGATCATTTAGACGATGAGGATAACGAAGATGAGTTTTTACGGGATAGCAGAGTTTGATCGCAATCTGAGAAAGGTTATGGACTCCGATACGTTTAAGAATGCAGGTGATGGTGGAAAGCTTAGATTTGTAGAAGCATTATTTAAAAGTAAATATGGTATTGGCTCTTTTTTTGGTTACGGCAGTGTCAAACCTTTAGATGAGGGCAACGGGAGATGAGGGTTAAGGTAAACGAGACTTGGTACAACGCTCAGGAGACGCCGATTTGTGTAGACTTTGGCGAAGAGGATCGTAAGTACATTGACAGTATGGTAAAGGGGGCTGCTAAATACGCGGCGGCTCCAGATGAGCATTTTAAATCAGACGACGACTTTAAGAGTTGGATGAAGGAGTAGTTATGACTAAACGAGATTTGATTAAGTTATTAGAGCCTTATGATGACGATGCGAATATAGGCGCTGCTTATTGGGAGGAGTGCACAAAGGAGATTTTAGGCGTTGTCCCCCCTACGAAGAAGCAGAGAGAAGAAAATGATTTTACAGTTTTAATTGATCTTGGGTAATGGCTAAGACTAAAACAGACCCTACTGGTCAGGCCAGGCGACGTAATCGAGGAACACGAACGCTTACTCGTCGTTTGCGTAATGCTGAGCGGCAGATAAAAAAGTTATTCCGTGATATTCCACGAGAGCGTACACAGCAAACTCGGATCGTTAATGCAGTAACGCCTGTCTATAGATATGATTTAAACTCACGCGAGCAAGAAGTTTTAAACGAGCAAATCAGAGTGGTGCTTAACGACGAACTTTTAGAGTCTCAGAATGTCATGCCTCCCGATTGGTATTGGCAAGATAATATCGAACCACCGTACCGCCAAGGTACGTTAGAAGAAACTAACCGGACAAACCAACTTATCGCGGCTGGCATCATTGTTGGGTTGGTTACAGACCCCTTTGTGACAGAGGTGACACCAGAACAAGTTTTAACCTCTCGCCAATATCGACAAGCCTTACAATCTGTCTTCGTTTCTAATTTCAATAGCATTAAAACACTGAGTGAGAAGACGGCAGCTCAAGTGATACAGCAAATGAACGCTGGCGTTGCATCGGGCATGACGCCTACTCAGATCGCCAAGGATATTAGCGAACGTTTCGACGTTGCAGAATCCAGTGCAAAGCGAATCGCTGAGACAGAGATAAACAAGGCTTACAACGATTCTAAAATGAATGCAGTGGATATCATGGCAGAGCGGACGGGGTTACGGGCCGGGGTTATCCATATTTCGGCATTGTCATCGACAACTCGACGAGGACATGCAGCGAGACATGGTAACGCTTACACCACGGCAGACCAAAACCAGTGGTGGGATAGCGGGACGAATCGAATAAGTTGTAAATGTTCCACAACGTCTGTCTTGATTGATCGGCAGGGCAAAGTTGTGCAATCAGAGACACAAGAAGAGATCAAGGCTGAAAGGTCATTTTTTGATGGTGCTCCAAAAGAAGCGCCAGTTAAGAAGAAGAAAAAACCTATTAAGAAAAAACCTATTAAGAAAAAACCTATTAAGAAAAAACCTATTAAGAAAGCGCCAGTTAAGAGAAAACCCGAATTAGAATCGACTGTTAGCATCGATAGAATTAAGACAGCTAAGCCCAAACCAACAGCTAACGTATCAAAGGTTTCACAACCTAAGAAGCCGGTTGTTACAGAAGACAAGAAACTGACTTCCACAGAAAAACCACCTACTGTCCCTGATAAGGTTACTCTGACAGGTGATCAGTCGGCTTATGTAGAATACTACAAGGGGCAAGGGTTTTATGAGAATAACCAGATATTGCGGAATCCATCAGCATTTTCAAAAGGAGAGGTTGAGAGCGCAAAGAAAATGCGTAACTCAATAAACTCAGCGGTTAAGAAAAGTACTATAACAGACGATGGGGTCTTGTATAGAGGAATTAAGGATAAGGATATATTCGACAATGCAGAGAAGTTAATAGGAAAGGATCTCCCAATCTTGACACCACAATCAACTGCTAGCAATGCGGGTTCAGCAACTGGATGGAGTGGGTTGATAGGGTCGCCAAAGAAAGGGTTTCATAGTGCTAACCCGGGCCAGAGCGTTGTCTTGAAAATAAAGACAGTCAAAGGCCAGCACGCTTTGAATATGGAGTCTCTATCAATTGGTAACACGGCAGAAAGAGAAATGTTACTTGGCTCTGGAGGAAAATATAGGGTGACAGGGGTGAAGTTGTTGAAAAATAATGACGGTAAAGTCACAGGTAAGGTTTTAGAGGTGGACTACAATGAGTGAGTATGAAATTAGACCAGAACTAGCAGGTCGGATAAACGCGACCAATTACGACATTGCAGACATTGTTGCTGTAATCAACGGAGATGCCGTCAAAGAGCAAGTTAATTTAGATGTTGAGGTAAAAGAGGTCGAAGAATAGAAGAAACACTTGTATTTTTTAACAGAGTAGTTGTAATTTCTAAGAAAGTTGTTAAACTCTGGTAAAAGGTGAGGAAATACATGGCAAAAAAGATCATGATTCAATGTGCCACGGTGGTTAACCGTGATGCTGTGCGTCGGGAAACTATCGACGGCATAGAGCACATTGTCATTACATCCATGACTTTGCCCGGCGACATTGTGATGAACGGGGGCCTATACCCCGCATCCGAAATCGATAAATCCTTTCATACCTTAGAGCGCACTTTAGCCCCTATCGAACATCCAAAAGATGTTGAGGGTAATTTTATCCCTGCTAAGGATCCTATCGCCATCCACAATTTCCATGCCGGTGCGTTCAACACCAACGTTAAAAAAGTCGGTAATCGTGTCCAGATTGACAAAGTGATTAATGTCCAAGAGGCGTTGAAAACAGAACGGGGCAAGCGATTGCTTGATCGCATTAATGAGTTAGAAACAAATGAAAGCCCTCGCCCTATCCATACTTCCACAGGTCTTTTTATAAAGAACATAGAAGTACTTGGCGAAGTCAAAACCAACGCGCAAGGTCAAGAGTATGACTGGGTAGCGCATAACATGTTGTTTGACCATGATGCAATATTATTAGATTCCGTAGCGGCCGCCACACCAAACCAAGGCGTCGGTATGGCAGTTAACAAAGATGTTGAGTACGAAGTGCAAACCCATATATTAGAGGCCATTAAGAATAATGGCGAACATGATTTGTCGATGGATGAGCGCCAGCGTAAGGTATCAGACGCATTAGAAAATATTGGGCTAGACGTAAGTTTTATAGAAGAATTATTCGACGAGGAAGTTATCTTCCACGCCGAGAAAGGATTGTTTACGGTGCCGTATCGTATTGATGATAACGACATTGTAACGATAGTCGGCATTCCTGTCCCAGTGGATAGGGTTGTCAGTTTTGAACCAAAGGTAAATACAAATGAAGGTGAGATCATGAAAGAGTTGATTATCAACGCTTTAAAGAAAGCTGAAATCGAGATCGATGGTCTCGATGATGATCAGCTTTTCGAGAAGTACAACGAATTGCAGTTAAAAGTTAATCAAGAGCCTGGTGATGATAAAGACGGTGATAAAGATGGTGACGAAGCACAAAATGCTTTAGTTAAAGAACTTGGTGGTGCGTCTATTGTTGCAAACACTTTGAACGAGTTAAAGATGTTGTCTGATCGGTTAACGAGTCTTGAAATGAATCTAAACGCACAAGGTGATGCAGAGCTTGGCAAGTATGCGGACATTGTAGCCAATAGTGGAAACTACCCCGGCTTAGATGCTAAGAGCGCCAAGGTGCTTGGACTGGAGAAACTAAAAGAGATGGCGGCTAGTTGTGGCCATGCCTTTGGCGTATCTCCCATTGTTAATACACAAACTGACGATATCTACACCGTATCGTCCAAAATGCCGGGAGAAAAGTAATGT